GCCTATTGGTTGTTTGTGCCTCACAACATCTTAGTGAGGGGGTGGTGGATGTTCTACACGTGTGATAGTTAGCACCAATTATTTCAGATGTATGCACTTCTGAAAATTGTTGATGGTAACAGTCAACGGTTAGTCTATCCACTGATAAGCGTCCTACAACAGATTAGTAGGAGGGATTTTGGGTTGCCGGCTTACAAAGCCAGAGCTGTTGGCACGCCAATGCCCATTTGCATTGCCTGCTTTGACAAGTACTTCTTGGCAGAAGAACCAACCTGTTCGAGCACACCGGTGAGGGCGGTCTCGGCGAGTTGGCCAGCTGAGCTCGTAAGTGAGCTTAGTGACCAAGAGCTACCAAGTTTGCGATCTAGTTCACGCTCAGCATGGTGTACCATGGAAGTTTCATGGATAGCTACAGGTTTAATCGTTGGCAGACCTGAGTCAGTTCTCGGACGCCATTCAACGTTCTTTATGAACTCGAACGCAATGTTCGTCGCGTCGTCCGTTCCGCGCCATGCGAATCCGAACACGCGTGGACCGCGGACGTCCTCAACCGTAGTAACACCGGATCCTTCGGATCCAAGAGTTAACGGAGAAGAAACATCGCGCTGCGATTGGGTCATAACGTTCGCAAGTTCGAACGAGGAGAAGAACTTAGAGTTCTCACTAGGTCGGAACTTGATCTCGTGGGTCCCGACTCCAATGCGCTTGACATGAGTGGCCAAGCGAAAGAGCTCGTCCACAGAACTACCAAGCATATTGGTTAGGGGGACATTCTCCAGGAATGCGACTTGTCCTGCAGCAGACTGCATTGAGCCAAGGTACGCCATTCGCATGCATGCACTTAGCGTGCGCGCATCGCGAGCGATTCCGTTGACCAAAGGTAGAGCTGGGTCTTCCCGACTAAAGCCTTGGCTGTCGTGACCTGCCACAGCACCGCAGTACGCAGGTGTTGCAGCAGTGTTAGTCACAGACTCGTTGGTGTTATCGAACCGTGCACCGACTAATGAGCCGGTACGGTAGCTTCCTGGTCCGGTCTGGTTGGCACCGTGCGAATCGGCTAACCACAGCATATACCCGCAAGTGGCGGGGCTTGTGTTACTCGAGAACGTTAGTTCGTTCTTGAGTCTTGCGAGGAGCCCCTCCGAATCTCCGAAAAGACCCGGAATAAGGGTAGCGTTGCAAGGATCCGCAAGCATCTTAGCATAAGGGGACACGCCGGAGGAGCGCGGCTGTTGTTTGTTGCGCCGTCTCCTGCGGTTTGGTCTCCGCTTTGGCTGCCTTGACTGCTTTGGTTTGTTAGGCATTTCGTATCCGTTATCACGGGACTTTGGACAAAGTGTGCTCTGTAAATAATCCAGGGCCACATTTAAAAACGAATGCGGACACCCAAGGTGTGCCCGCCAAAGTCCCGGTGTTCTATTCAACTACTTCCCAGCGTCGACTTCCCCCTTCCGCTTCGGTTTCCGCGTACGGTTCCTGCGCGTTTTGGGTGTAGCCTTCGACTGGGAGTCTGATTCACCACTAGTTTTTGCCGAGGTGGTGTTCTTCTTCGTACCCTTCCGGTCCTTGGTTTGGGGACCAGGCTTATCCTTGGGTTGTGATTGACCGCCATTCTTGGTGTCATCATCTCCCTTTGGAGAGGCATCCTTTCTTCTTGGTGCCTTCTTGTTGGGCCTATCGCCACCGTCCGTAGCGTTATCCTTTCCCTTTGAAGTGTCGCTCTTCTGTTTAGGCGCCTTCTTCTTAGGGTTGGGAGTTGCTGTGGTTGGCGGGTTGCCGTCGGTCGAAGTAGATTCAGACAGATCTTTGGATTTGGATTTTCCTTTGCCATAGCTTGACTCTGCGGTGGCAGTTGCCAGGAAGTCTAGGTCAGTAAAATACTGAGCAGACTTCTCTGCAGTCGCCTTGGCAGGGACTTTCCCGGGCCGAGGGCCTAGCTCAGAGTTCTCCTCTTCATCGCTTTTGCTCTCGTCCAGGTCATGCTCCATGGGTGCCACCTCAGGGCCGAGCACTTCTTCAGCACCTGTGGGTCCAATCACCACGCGTCCAGTGTATGTCTGAGCCTTGGTTTCACTGAGCGTGGGAGGTTTGAGGTAGTCGACCAGCTGCTTCGGTTCGTCGAGCCACTTTTGGAAAGAGGCGAAATCGAAGCAGTACGGTGCCAGAGAGGTTTCTGCGATGTGGTTGAATTCATCACAGAACTCGTTGGGATACTGCACTTCTAGTGGGATGTCGGAACCCCACCTCCGTATGGCCCTGGTCGCCTCGGTCATTTCAACCTCGGCGCCATATGCCGCCAACACGGCCCTACAGAAGGGCCCAATGACGGGTGTCTGGCCATCGGTCAGTGCAAAGGCACGGCACTTCTCCAGCAGTTTCTCCACCTCGGTGACGCCATGTAACGTCACGGTGGTGTGGAACTTCGACAATTGCCTGGCGGGGTCGCACATAGAGTTGGGATCACCCCACCAGACGGTGGACATGTACATACGTCCAAGAAATTCCACACCAGCTTGCCCTTTGTTCACTCTGAGCGCCTTCAGGATGAAGCCCATCTTGTCGGCGGCGGCTTCCAGCATTGTGACTTCGATGTCACCCGTGACACCGTCGTCGCCTGCGAACTGCGCCTTCTCGGTGAGATTCTGCCATGCCTCATCAGCCTGGACGTACGTGCGGTGGGGACCGTGTTGGCTGACAACAGTCATGCGCCATGCCATGTACGCCACAAAGGCATTGAGGAATAGGTTCCA